AAGAACGTGCTTGAAGTTCAGGACTGCCGTTTCATGCACTGGACTTGCAAAGACAATCCCGTGCTTTCGGAGAAGCGCCTTGCCGAAATCGAAGCCGCGTGCAAGAAAAGCCCGTTCTTATATAAGCGCGACTGGCTCGGTGAAAGAGCAATCCCGGAGGGCGTCATATACTGGATGTTTAACCCGGACAAGCACATTCTTCCGATGCTTCCGGATGGCTTGCAGATCGTTGATGCGTTCGTTGCCGGTGACGGTGGAACGACGGACGCGACAAGCATTGGGTTCTATATCGTCGGTTATATCGGCGACCCAATAACGCAGTTTATGCGTTCCACAGCACCGAAATACAACCTGTACCGCGTGGGAAATTGGTATTATGACGGTGCACAAATGGCAATGAGCGACCAGGCGCGCAAGATCGTGGGAGAATTTCTTCCGTACATGCGGCACAAGTACCGCGTGCGGGAAAGCGCCGTGTATATCGACCCGGCGTGCAAGGCGCTACGGCTGGAAATCGAAAAGCTTGGCATTCAGACCCAGGGCGCGGACAATAACGGCCATGACATCAAAGGAAGCACAAAGGGACTGAAATGCGGCGTTGAGATGCTTCAAAGCAGCATCAATAACAACCGGTTCTTCCTTGTCGAAGACGCGCTGTATGGAACGGAGCCGTTTGTGAAGGAGGCCGGACTGTATTGCACCGATAAGGACGGAACGCCGGTTGACGCCTATAACCACGCAATGGATGAAACACGCTATGGCCACAATTATTTTGCAAAGACTTATGGTTTATGGGGGTGACCCATGTTTGAACGTTTAAAAAAGGCGGTGAAAAACTGGATGCAGACGACAGCGGCAGACACGGGGATTGCAAAAGAGTTCAAGGATGTTTTTGAGCTTTCCGGCGTCCCGGCATTCAGAGAGTTTTATAATTTCTGCATATTCCCTTGCAAGTATGTTTACAAGGGATTTTATAACGATTGGCACCTGATACCAGCGCCGACCATTGACAACCCGAAAGCGAAGCGCAAAATGTTTTATCTTAATCTCAGCAAGGCCGTTTGTGCGGAGCTTGCCGGGATGGTGTGGACGGATCAGACAGAAATCACCGTCACAACGAACGGATTCACGCCGACAGAGGCCGCCCCGGTTGACCCGCTTCAGGCATTTGTTGACGGCGTTTTGAAGAAAAACAACTTTCAGCGCAAAATGCTGGAATGCGTCGAACAGGCGGCAGCGCTCGGAGGCGAAGCCCTGAAAGTTTGGGCCGACTTTAAACGCACCGACGGCGGGCAGGCAATCCCGGAAAGCATCAAGCTTAAAATCGGATTCTGCCAGGCGGATCAATTTGTCCCGATTGCATGGGACAACGCCGACGTAACAGAGGCCGTTTTTATCAGCAGGCAGGCCAAAGGCGGCTATTACTATACCCGGCTTGAATTCCACAGATGGGACGGCGAAACATACTACATCACAAACGAGCTTTACCGCTCCGATATGTACAAGATGGGCGGTAATGAACCGCAAGACATTCTTGGCGTGCGGATTCCGCTTGAAACCATCTTCCCGACGATGGACGCGGAGACGCCGATCCAGGGCATTGAAACAAGCCTGTTCTCTTACTTCCGGACGCCGGAGGCGAACAACGTTGACGACAATTCCCCGCTTGGTATTTCCGTCTATGCAAACGCAATGGAAACCCTGCACGCGCTCGACATCACGTTTGATTCGTTCGTTCGTGAATTCCGGTTAGGGAAAAAGCGCATTATCGTCCCGGCCCGCATGATCAAAACGGTTGTGGACCCGGTAAGCGGAGAAATGCGGCGGTATTTCGACGCCACTGATGAGACATATGAAGCCCTGTCAACCGACGACCCGGACAACCTGAAGATTCAGGACAATTCTGTTGAGCTGCGCGTGGAGGAACACGTTGCGGCAATGAACGCGTTTCTTAACATCTTCTGCCTGCAAGTCGGTCTTTCTGCCGGTACGTTCTCTTTTGACGCCAAAGGCGGCTTGAAGACCGCAACGGAAGTTATTTCCGAGAACAGCAAGACATACAAAACCGTCAAGAATTTCCAGAATATGATCAAGCCCGCGGTTGAGCACCTTGTTCACAATATCATTGACCTCGGCGCGCTGTATGGGCTGGAAGTGGACGGCATACCGGTTTCAACACTCCGGGAGCGCGGCTTTGAAGTGGCAGTTGCCATGGATGACGGCATCACTCAGGACAGGCAGACAAACATCAATGAGGGCATTACCCTTGTCGGCGCCGGACTCATAAGCAAAAAGACCTTCCTGACTGACCCGAAATACGGGCAGTGCCTGACGGAAGAGGCCGCAGACGCGGAGCTTCAGAGAATCGCCCAGGAACAGAACGTTAACGCTTTTACAATTGACCGGCTGAATTTCAACACGGCAGAATAAAAGGACGGTGAAGGCCCATGCTGACACCGCAGAGAATCCAGGACCTTGCCGACCCGATAGAAAGCATTTACATTGCTATGACGAATGAGCTGCTTGTCAACATCGGGCGGCACATCACAAAACCAACATGGACACATACAGCCGCGTGGGAAATTCAGAAGCTTTCCGAGTTGGGACAGCTCACCAAAGAGAATGCCGCGATTATAAACCGCTGGATTAAGTCCATGCCGCAGGAAATCCGCGACACGATGGAACAGACCAGGCGCGAAGCGCTGGAAAGCATCGAAAAGCAGATGGAACAGGCAGCGCGTGACGGCTATCTGACGCCACCGGAGCGTGACAGCACCGTTCAAGTGCTCCAGGAATTGAGCCAACAGGCAGCCGACCAAATGAACCTTGTCAACACTACCATGCTGCAAAGCTCACTGCAACAGTATTCCCGCATGGTACAGTTGACAGCGGAGATCGAACGCCAGGCGGAGGCCACGCAGGCCGTTCTTAACGAAGCGGCCGCAAGTGTCGCGTCCGGCACCGAGACGCGGACGCAGGCGCTCCGCCGGGCAATTCAGCGCATCTCTGAAGAGGGTTTAACCGGCTTTTATGACAAGGCCGGGCGCAGTTGGTCCCCGGAGGCGTATGTCAATATGGACATCCGCACGACGGTCCACAACGTCGCCATTCAGAGCGTAAAGAATCGCATGGAAGACTACAATACCCAGGTCTTTCAGGTTTCCGCACACGCGGGCGCGCGTCCGCTCTGTTACCCGTATCAAGGGAAGCTCTATTCATGGGACAACAGCGCCGGAGAAATTGAGCTTGGCAACGGGCGGACAATGAAATATGAACCCCTCAGCTCTACCAGCTACGGAGAACCGGCGGGCCTGTTCGGGATCAACTGCGGACACTCACCTATTCCGATTATACCCGGCGTCACGATCCCGCACGCACAAGACTTTGTACAGCCGAAAGAAGAAAATGACAGACAGTACGCAGAAAGCCAGCAACAGCGGGCGCTGGAGCGGAAAATCCGTGCCGCCAAACGTGCGCTTGAAATGGGTGACAGATCGCCAGAAGCTAAGGAACGTGTTAAAGCCGCACAGGAAGAAATGCGGCAGTTCATCAAGGAGACGGGCCGCACACGGCGCCCTGACCGTGAAAGCCTTTACGGTGCAAGGAAAGCGGCCACACCGCCCAGGGATCAGAGGCCGACGCCGGAAGAAAGGCAGGCGGCCGCCGCCAGGGCAACGGCCCCAGAAGTGCAGCCCATACAACAAATTGAACTGCCAAGATTTGAACCGGCAAAAACAAAAGAAGAAGCAGAAGATTTTGCAAATCAGCACTTTATAGATAAAAAGAGCGGTTTTGCCGCTACGGGTGTAAACTATGACGGCATTGACGTTGGCGTTGCAAACAGAGTAAACAAAACGCTATTTGACTTTTACAACGAGTTTGACGTCAACAAATTTGGCGGCATTGTAGCGCCGAAAGCAAACACGCGAGAAGGTAAAATGATTCAGAATGCGACGGCGGCCTATTCCCCGATACAAAACAGCTTTTTCTTAAATCGGAAGTCACTAAAGACGGAAGCGGTTGCGGAAAAGTCTTTTGCAAAGGAGCGTGAGCTAGCAATTGACCTATTAACGCACCCGGAAAAATACGATTTGTCCCGTGGTAGTAGGCTTTTCAGGCAAGTTGTTGAAAATGCGAAAATAAGCGGAAGGACTACCGTACCAACAAACATAGAAGAAACAATTTGGCATGAGCTTGGGCATTCGCTTGAAAAAGCACTGAAGCAACATAAAGACTTTGACGCGATAAAAAGCAGAATGTCAGATTATGCCGATAAGATTTCAGGCTATGCCACAACGGAGACTTCGGAATATATTGCCGAAAGCTTTGCGTCATGGCGGAAGGGTGAAACAGTTGCCGATCCCGTCCTGATTTCTGCTTTTGAATCGTTTAGGAGGCCGCGATAATGGAAGATGAAGACATCTTCATTGACGATTTTGAAATGCTTCAGAGAGAAGCGGACAAGATAAGAAAGGATGAGACAAATTGAATTGCACACATGAAAACGCTTTTCTGATTGGCACGGCGGCCGGTATTCGTTGCCGCCGGTGCGGGAAGGTGTTCGCAAGCTTCGCGGACATTCACCCGGAGCCGGTCCCGGAAGAGATTCCAGAAGAGACAAACGAAGCACCGGCACCCGAACCGGAAGTGATTCCAGAAAAGCCGAAACGCGGCAGGCCCAAAAAGACCGCGCAGGAATAACACAATGATTTGAAATGGCTACATACGGATATGCCAGGGTAAGCAGCAGAGATCAAAACGAACAGCGGCAGATTGACGCGCTGACCGCTTGCGGTGTGGGAAACGCAAATATTTTCCTTGACAAGCAAAGCGGCAAAGATTTTGAGCGCGAACAGTACCAAATTATGCTGAATAAACTGCAAGCCGGCGATACGCTGATCATCAAGAGCATCGACCGCCTGGGACGAAATTATGATGGCATATTGGAGCAATGGCGGTATCTGACAAAAAAGGGCGTCGGCATCGTCGTCTTGGACATGCCAATACTTGACACCAGCAAAGACCGGGATTTGACCGGGCGTTTGATCTCTGACATTGTGCTTCAGCTTTTAAGCTATGTTGCACAGACAGAACGCGAGTTCATCAAACAGCGGCAGGCCGAGGGCATTGCAGCGGCAAAGGCGCGGGGCGTCCATTTTGGGCGTGTTGCGCAGGAAAAGCCGGAAATCTTTTACACCGCGTATCAAGACTGGAAATGCGGACATATCGGATCAAGAGTGGCCGCTTTTGATGTAGGCATATCACACACAACATTCTTGCGCTGGGCGCGGGAATATGAACAATCATTGATTTGAGCAACTTGTAAGGAGATTTCCGACAGGTTGCTTTTTTCATACAAATTCGCCTTGAGACGGCGCGAAACTCTCACACGGTCTATCACTCTAAATGACCGAAAAAAGGAGAAGTATGGCAAACATTTTCACTCGGAAAGCAGTGGGGGCAATCCTCGCAGACGAAAACCTGACGCCGGACGAAAAGCAAGAAAGGATTTTCGGGCTTTACGGCCAAGCGCTTGACGATGGTTACACGTCCAAGACCGCGGCACAGGCGGCGCTTAACGCCGCTATTGAGCAGGCCAAGGCCGACGCCCTGAAGGGCGTTGAAAAGCCGAACGTCAAAGAATCGGACGACTACAAGGCACTACAGGCGCAGTTTGACGACTACAAGACCATGCAGGCCGCCCGGACGTCAGAAGACTTTGCAACCGTCAAGCCGAAATTCTTTGAAACGGTTTACGGCATGGTTGACCGCTCCGACGGCTCCAAGCCGGTTCCCGAACAGCTTCAGGCGATTCAGGGCAAGTTTGAGGAATACTTCACCGCACCGAAAGAAGAAGCACAGAAGACGCCGCAATTTGGCGGCGAAACGAAAGGAAGCGCACCGACCGGCAAGACCGGCCCGAGCTTCATGGACACATGGGGATTTGTCCCCAAAAAACAATAAAGAAAGAGGTATAAAATCATGGCAGTAATGAACTACGCCAAGCAGTACGGTCAGGAACTTGCAAATGCCTACCCGTATCTTTCCTATTTTGCCGACCTTTGGAATCAGGGCGAAAGCGTCCGGTTCCGTCCGCTCCGCGGCAAAACCGTGTATATTCCCAGCATGACCACCGGCGGCGCCCGTGCCGTCAACCGCGACCAGATCACCGGCGTTTTCAACCGGAACTTTGACGTTGATTGGCAGGCGTGCGACCTGTCTATGGACCGCGAATGGGACACCCTTGTTGACCCGATGGACATGGACGAAACCAACGAAGTGGCGACCATTGCCAACGTAACCCGCACATTCAACGAACAGCAGAAAGTCCCCGAACAGGACGCCTATATGGCAAGCAAGCTTGCCGGGTTTGCCGGTGAGTTTGGCGGCATTGACTCCACCACGCTTACAGCCGCCAACATTCTTGCACAGTGGGACGCGTGGCTTGAGTATATGACTGACCAGCGCGTCAACCGCGACCGCGTACAGTGCCGCATGACTCCGGCCGTGTATAAGCTCCTGAAGGAAGCAACCGGCCTTACCCGTTTCGTGGAAACCGGCGAAGGCTTCCGCGGCGTTGACCGCAACATTGCCCGCCTTGACGGCGTTCGCATCATGGAAGTACCTAGCGACCTGATGAAAACCGCATACGACTTTACGGACGGTTGGGTTGCCAGCGCAGGCGCTTCCCAGATCGGCATGATCCTGTACGACCCGGCTTCCATCGCGGCGCCCATCGTGTACGACACGTCTATGATTTCCGCACCTACGGCGCAGAGCAAAGGCAAATGGCTGTATTATGAGCGGTATTACTATGATGTGTTCGCCCTGAAACAGCGCGGCGCCGGTATCTTTGCGGCCGTTGCGGCTCCGTCCCTCGGCGCCCTGACCGTTACCTCCGTTGCCGGTACTGTTGCAAGCGGTGACACCGTTGTGACCGCGGCCGGTGACCTTATCGGCATGACCGGCGCTCCGGCCAACGGCCTGAAGCTGTATTACAGCGCGGGCAACAACGCGGCTGTTACTTGCACCTATGGCGCCGGACTCCCGGCCGGTGCAACGTGGGTTGCTATGGGTGACAACCCGGCGACTATCGGAAGCCAGACCGCGGGCAAGTATGTTACCGTCGCGCTTGTCAACGTTCAGAAGAACGTTGTTGTTGCGGCAGGTAGCGCTGTCGAAGTCGTCAAGACCTGATAAGGGGGTAAACCTCCATGTCAATCGCATGTTATGAGTATTACATAGCAACCTATATGGGGGAAGCGGTTGACGAAAAAGATTTCCCCCGTATGGCGGCGAAAGCTGAAAGGGTGATTAATCAAATCACCCACGGGAGGGCGGCAAAGTTTGCCGCCCTTCCCTCTTTTCAACAGGAAGCGTTAAGGGAAGCGGTTTGCGCACAGGTTGAGTATTACGCCTTGATGGGCACGGACGTTTCTGTAAACGGGGACACCGGCGGCAACGGTTGGAGCATCGGGGAAATGCACCTGAACGGAAGCGCAAGCTCCGCGAACAAATCCACCGGGGCCAAAACCATGATCTGCGCGGCTGCCATTGCGGCCCTTGAACAGACCGGGCTTTTGAATCCGCAAGTTGCAACCGTCGGAGAACCGGCGGTTATTCCGTGGGGGTGGTATTGCTAAAATGGCAGTTCAGAGATTCCCGCGCCGTATCTTCCGGGACACGCTGATTCTAACTGTTCCGGGCAGCTTTGACCGGTATCAGGTGCCGCAGGAGATCGCAACCTATACCATCACCAATGTGCATGTGCAATCCGACAACGAAACGGTAAAAACCGGGGATAATACGGAAGTGCGGTTAAAGGGCAAGTGCTGGGTTTATCCGGTTTACAGCACGCCGAACCTGGACCTTGAAGCGCTTCAGGAAAGCGCGCAGTCGGCTGGCGGCGTGATGACGTGCAAAGTTGTCAACAAAGCCGGGCGTACAAGCGGACCTTATACCATTCTGACCGTGAACAGCTACCCGGACGACGAAGACAATTTGCATCACTATATGTTGGAGCTGGTTTAATATGCCGGTAAAGGTGACATTCGACCGCGCCCACCTGGCGGCACGGCTGAAAAAGGGTAAAGACCATTGCGGGCCGTTCCTGGCGGAGCAAATTCTCGGTGATTCCAGACCATACACACCGCACGCGGAGGGCACGCTTGAAGATTCGGCGCGCGTTGAGAAGATCGGCGACGATTACGCCGTTACTTATAACACCGTCTATGCAGCTTATCAGTGGTATGGCTGCTGGCCAGACGGCTCCCATGTGATTGTGAACCACAACCGGGATATAAACGCACAGGCCACAACACAGTGGATTGAGGCCGCAAAAAAGCAATACGGCAAAGACTGGAACATTGTGGCACAGCGCGAATTTGTGAAAGGAGCAGACGGCTAATGTATAACGAAGTAATTCAGGCGGTAATAGACATGGCGCAGGCCGCCGCCGGTGCAAAAGTCGTGCTTGGCTCCCTGCCACCGGACAACGGCATTGCAATGACCGGCAACGCGTCGTCTTATCCGATCTTTCTGGACATTGGAAGCAACGAAGAAATGGCGGTTGTTTGCAACGGCAAGAACGCAGACCAGCAAATTGTAATAAATCAATTAAACGCCATTCATGCGGCTTTGACGCGCCGCAAGGATTTCCCGGCAACGGGCAAGTGGCAAATCTATGCCATAGAAACCACGGCGTCCCCGCGCTTGATTGGGCGGGAGCAGAATAACAAAAACCAATGGGTTTATGGTTCTTCTTTACGCGTCAAATTTAACGTGAAAGGAATTTAGCTTATGAGTTGGATGCTTGCAAACTATGGCGTTGATTTTGAAATCAATATCACGCCGTTTGAAACCGAGCCGACGTGGGCGCCCATTTGCGACGGCTTCGACACTCCGACGGAAGCCCTAAACGAGCAGATTCAGGAATATTATAGTCTTTGCGCAAAGGGTTATGGCTCCGGGGACGTTATTGCGATCCGGCCTGCCTACACAATTACCGGTTACAGGAAAGTAGGAGACGCCGCACAGGATTTCATTTTCGGCCAGAAATACAACCTGATGCAAGGCAGACGGACGCAGTTGCGTCTTTCCACACCGAACGCCGACGGGACTGTCACGCGCTACACGAACAACGTCACCATGCAAGAAATTTCTTCCTTTGGTGGCTCCGCGTCGTCCGGCGCGGCTGTTTCCGTTACGTTTGCGTTTAACGGCCGCCCGGTTGTCGAGACGGTTGCCGCGTCTACCGCACTGACGGTTACCAGCGTTGCCGGAGCAAGCGCCGGACAGACCGTCATTACGGTTGTGCCTACCTTCCCGGACGCCGGTTGCAAATTCGTATATTCTTGGGGCGACACCGCACCGGCCGCGACAAACGGAAGCGTTTTGACTGGGTGGAATGACTTCATTAACGGCGCAACCTATGAAATTCCCAGCGGCAAGAAAGTCACCGTTGCAATGGTGAACGTTTCCACCTATATCGTTGTAGGGAATGGCAACGCCACCGTCGTTGCACACGCTTAGTCAACCCACAAAGCAAAGCCGGGGGCAATAAATTTTGTCCTCGGCTTTTTCTGTATTTGAAATTTGAAGGAGGACAAAAGGTGTACCAGATCACACGAAAGAACAGGATTAAAGAAGACTTGCAGTTGTGCCACGCAAACGGGGACGTGGCTTGCACAATCCCGGTTGACATTAACGTTGACAAGATGACGGCCAGAATCAGCAAGGCATACGAAAACCTTGGCATGGCTCAAAACGAGCTTATGGAAAACCAAAGCGACGTCAAGCTAATGGAAACATATGGGAATGCAGTTATTGAAATCCTGTCGGCTATATTCGGCGACGATGGCGCAAAGAAAATCCTTGAATTCTACGAGGATTGTTACACGGAAGCGCTTTTAGACATATTGCCGTTCGTATCGAATGAAATCATGCCAAAGATTCGGGAAGCTTCCGCGGCCAGAAAGGAACAGCTTGAACAGGCAATGTTGCGGCTGTGAATGTGTATGACCCGTACCCGGAAACAGTCGTAGTTGACGGCGAAGAGATTCGCGTCAACCTCGCATTTGACCGCGTTTTGAAAGCTCTGGACGTTCAAAACATGGAAGACCTGACACAAGCGGACAAGCTAGACTTGCAGTGTAAGCTTCTTTTGCCAGAACCGCCCGAAAGCATAACGCAAAAGGTGAAAGCGCTAACGGCTATTTTTGACACGCTCCCAAAAGGCGACAGCGGGGACAGGCACCTTGATTTTCACCAAGACGCCAAACTGATACGGAGCGCATTCTTGCGGATCGGCATTGACCTGACGCAATCACACATGCACTTTTTCCAATTCTTGGAATTGCTCGGAGACTTGCCGACAGACTGCGCCCTGATGCGCGTTATAGAGATACGACAAAAGCCCGTGCCAAAGCTTACAGAAAGTAACAAGGAATATGTCGCCGAACTGATGAAGGCGAAGGCGCGTTATGCTATTAAAATGAGCGACGAAGAGCGCCGGGCGCGTTTCGCAGCCAAACTAAAAGAAACATCAAGCATTTTACGGGGGTGATCCCTTGGGCGAAGAAGACGGAAGAATTATATACCGCGTTGTAATAGACGACGACGGCGTTGAACGTGACGCAAGCGCGGCAGGCCAACGGGCAGGCGGCGCTTTAGGTAATGGCGCAACAAAGGGCGCGAAAATTGCCCAGCAGGCAATGATTGGCGCGGCCCGAATGATCGGCGAAGCGTTTGTAAAAATGGCGGCTGAAGCCGTCCAAGGAATCGAAAAGATTGTGCAGGCGGGCGTAGATTTTAACGCACGCATGGAGAAATACCAGACCGCTTTCACAACGTTGCTCGGAACGGCAGAAGAAGCGGCCGAAGTTATGGACCAGATACGGAAAGACGCCGCAAGCACGCCTTTTGACGTTGACAGCCTGACGCAAGCAAACCAAGCGCTTATTTCTGCCGGAGTTGCCGCGGGAGACGCAAGGAAAAACGTCCTTGACCTTGCCAATGCAATCGCGGCAACCGGTGGCGGCTCCGCTGAACTGTCACGCATGGCGGCCAACTTGCAACAGATTCGTAACGTTGGCAAGGCAACCGCAATGGACATTAGGCAGTTTGCAAACGCGGGCATAAACATTTACGGTCTGCTTGCCGATTCAATGGGCGTCACAGCGGCACAGGCCGCCGAAATGGAAGTCACATACGAACAGCTAGCGGAAGCGTTGTCACACGCATCCGAAGCAGGCGGCATGTATGCCGGAGCGTTGGAAGCACAGTCAAAGACTTTTAACGGGCAAATCAGCACATTAAAGGACAACTTGCAACAGCTTGCCGGTATCTTGACGCAAGACCTATTTAACACGCTTGCCGGTGAAGCCTTGCCGCAGGTGATGGAATGGGTTAACAAGCTCATGGACGCGGCGCAAAAAGAAGGTATTGCGGGCGTCGTAAAAGTCGTGGGAGACATTTTTCACGAACTGATGGACAAAGTTAACGAAGCTTTGCCGGACGTTACGGAAATGGGCTTCAAGATCATTGAAACGCTTTTCAACGCGGC